ACTTTTAGGTTATTTTTTAGGCGCACCGTTAGGCTTCTTGCTTTGTTCCGTTCTGGTGGCAAGCAAAGACCCGCCCAAACCACACACCACTTGCAAGGACTGCGTACATAGGCATAAGAAAGAGTGCCCTTTCTCACATATCGAATGTGATATGACCGGGGATTCTATTTTCTGGCATACTAACAAACAAGATGACTTCTACTGCAAAGACGCCAAAGCACATGAACCGGAAAAGCTGTGAAGGGTGCGTCTATTATAGAGCACTGGCAACCCACGGATATGGATTCGTTAAATACTGTAATTATCTTCTGGATACTGGTAAGCCTAGAGGCTGCCCGCCGGAGAAGTGCGACAAAAAGACTGTCAGGAGGTTGAAAAATTGACAAAAGAACAGCTAGAACAATATACCAGCATTAAAGAAGAGATAAAGGAATTGGAAGCTGAATTGGACAAAAGAAAATCTCCTGTGTCAGATATCGTCACCGGATCAATGGAAGACTATCCTTATACACAGCACAGTGTTACTATACGGGGATTATCGAGCGATACATATTCTCTAGATTTAAAACTAACCTACAAAAAAATTCAACTGGAACGGCAGAGGGCAGAAATCGAAAATTTTCTTGATTCTGTACAGGATAGCAATATCAGGCGCATTATTAGGCTGAAGTACATCAAAGGGAAAACTTGGCCCCAAATCGCGAGAAAAATGGATAAACACATCTCTGGAGATAGCGTTCGAAAGATTGTAGAAAGATTTTTAGAAAAAAATTGAAATGTCCGTTTTGTCCGGTTTATCCGATGTATAATGATATCGTGGAAAAGTGAACATAAGAATTCCTTGTACGACCTCCAAACAGCCGTAGCGCGGACGGCGATAATATCCGCGCTGTATTTCTGGCAGGGCAAACGGTTAAGTCGCAGGCCTCATGAGCCTTGAGGAGCAAGTTCAACTCTTGCGCCAGGAACCAATTAGAACCCGTCTCGCCTCTCAACGATGCGTACCATGACGCACAGATGCCAAAAAGTCCTAGGCTTTTCATGTTTCCGTGGTCTACCTGAGCACAGGCGTGGCGGAGACACACACTGAACAGACGTCTTACGAATTCCTCCCATCTATCCGGGAATTGATAGTAGTTTGACGCCTTATAAACTGCGGGGCCGCTCCCCTCCGACAGCCGGACGGAATACAGACCGATAGCAACTGTGACACGACGGAGAGCAACGCCGGATAGTCCACAATGAGAGGACGGCAGACACGCCGCCAACATACCTAGAGAGATGACAAGATGCGTGTCAGATTAAATGTTTTCCAGCCCTCTGCTAATGGCAAAGGGCTTTTCTTGTACCAAAAAACAGGAAGTGATTTTTATGTACTGTCCAAGAGATGGAAGGTGTGTTTTTGACGGCTACAAGACGGCGGGAAAGCATATTTGCGCCTTGCCTAGATGTCAATATCCCCGTGAACTAAAACAGGCCTTACAGAACCGCATAGCCAATATTTTAGGACAGCCACAGGGCAGAACCAGGCGGGCGCGGGAGCTTGAACTATTAAAAGAGCAAATTAGAAAGATAACTATGCAGGAGGGATAAAAGATTATGCAAGTAAAAACGATGGACGGAACCTTTTGTAAAGGCTGCCCTTATGGGAATGTAGAAATATTACAAACAGAGTATAACTATGGAAATGACTGTGAAACGATTGTATGGATTCGATGTATCCATTACGATATGTGTAAAAGGGCTTATGGGTTAGATAGAGATGTTCAACTATAAATCTACTAAATGGAAGCACAAGCAAAAAGCCATATTGCGCCGTGATGGGTACATGTGTCAATGGTGTAAACGATATGGAAAGCAAGTCCAGGCCACTACAGTACATCATATCAAGCACGCTGATGAATACCCTGAGTTTGCATACACAAACGGCAACCTAATTAGTTTATGTGCTGGGTGCCATAATAAGGCGCACCCGGAGAAGGCGCAAAAGGCTAAAAAAATATTGGTATAAAATCGGACGAAAGGATTTTCCTATGAAAGATTTAAATGAGATATTATCAATAGCATGCGATATGGTTTCGAGCAATAGTTACGGTTATTCAACAATACAAACAACACAGGAAGGATTGTTCATAGCTGTTCACAATAGAGAGAGTCTTGAAGAATCCAATGAAATAATTTCATTAAATGCCGGTGATCGCAATTTAGTATACTCTCCCCCCTATCAGCAACACATTCCTGGCACTAGAAGGGACCGGCGTGGGTAACTTTTTCCAACTCTGAGCTTAAATTTGAAGAAAGGGTGCAGTTTATGACAAAAAGCAACTGGAAAAATTTAATAAACGAGCAGATGGCTGCACTCGGTGTGCAGAACAGCGCATATAATTCGGCAATTGAAACGCTTGCGGGTATCTTGGAGCAAAGGGATAGAACCTTTAAAGAGTTTAAAGGTTCCGGAGGTAAATCCGTGATCGAATACACGAATAAAGGCGGCTCCACCAACATGACAAAAAATCCCCTCCTAGTCTTGTGGGACGACTTAAACAAAAGCGCATTGGCGTACTGGCGCGAATTAGGTTTAACCCCCTCAAGCTATAAGAAGATGACTGGCGATACAGTTAAGAAAGAAAAGGCCGGAGGATTGGCCGCCGCTCTGGCAAGCGTTAAATTTGATTAAAGGGAAAAACTGGCCTGCTGTGCTAAAGTACGCCGAAAGCATAAGAGACGGGAAGAAAATCGCGTGTATTGAATTAAAACAAGCGGTTGACAGATTCTTTTGTGATTTAGAAAACCCAGATTATTACATAGACAGCAAGGGCCCGGAATTTTGTATTCAGATCATAGAAAAAACACTGTGCCACCAACAAGGGGAAAAGCTTGACGGGACACCGCTGCGTGGCACACCGTTTCTTCTGGAGCCATTCCATAAATTCATTGTGTATAACCTTCTTGGTTTTAAGCTGGCCGGCACTGATGTGGTTAGGTTCCATGAGGCATTGATCTTTATTCCAAGAAAAAACATCAAGACAAGCTTTGCGGCTGCCCTAGCGTGGGCGTTATCTCTTTGGTATCGTAAATCCGGTTCCAAGACCTATATCACCGCAGCCGCTTTGATGCAGTCTCTGGAGAGCTTCAATTTTTTAAATTATAACATAGACCGCATGGGAGAAAACGCTAAAAACGGAGGCACGGTCAAAGTAATCGATAATAATAATGAACATTCGCTGGAATCGTCACTCCCAGACGGTTCCTTTTTTATTCGCGCGCTGGCCGCTAACCCCGACGCGCAAGATTCTTTGAACTGCAATATCGCGATCTGTGACGAAATTCACGCTTTCAAACAGCCCAAACAATACAATCTTTTTAAAGAAGCGATGAAGGCATACACCAATAAGCTGCTGATCGGCATTTCGACTGCCGGAGACAATGAGCAGGCTTTTCTTGGGCAAAGGCTAAAATACTGCCGGAAAATATTAGACGGCACTGTTAAAGATGAGCAATACTTTATTTTTATGTGCTGTGCCAATCCTGATGAAAACGGTGATATTGATTACACAAACCCCGCCGTCCATGAGATGGCGAATCCGGCTTACGGCGTTTCGATCAGGCCTGAAGAAATCATGAATGACAGCCTTCAAGCCCAGAACGATCCTCAGCAAAGAAAGGATTTTTTTGCGAAAAGCTTAAATGTTTACACCAACGCCCTAAAGGCGTATTTCAATATAGATGAGTTTCGAAAGAGTGACCGGGCCTATAACTGGAACTTGGAACAGCTGGCAAAGCTTCCGATTGACTGGTATGGAGGAGCCGATCTTTCCAAACTGCATGACCTGACCGCAGCGGCGCTGTTCGGAAATTACAAGGGCGTTGATATCATTATAACTCATGCTTTCTTCCCTGTTGTCGCGGCTCACTTAAAAGCCGAGCAGGATAATATTCCTCTGTTTGGCTGGCAGGACGACGGCTGGCTTACCATGTGCAACTCCCCTACTGTCAACCACTCCGATGTGGTGAAATGGTTTGTGGACATGCGGAAGAAAGGATTTAAAATCAAGCAGGTGGGCCATGACCGCAAGTTCTGCCGGGAATATTTCATCGGAATGAAGGAAGCGGGCTTCAAGATCATAGACCAGCCTCAATATTACTACAAAAAATCCGAAGGATTTCGGCATATAGAGCAGAGCGCCAAGAACGGCGCTCTTTTTTATTTGCACTCAGAAGCCTTCGAATATTGTGTGGAAAACGTGTCCGCCGTCGAAAAGACGGACGACATGATCCAATACGACAAAGTACAGCCGGAACACCGCATCGATCTTTTTGACGCGTCTGTGTTCGCCTGTATTCGTTACCTAGAAAGCCTTGACAGAAGCAGGGCAGCAAAAAAATGGTGGGGTGAGACATGAGCAAAAAGAATAAAAGAAGCAGGCCGGCTCCCCGGGCTGAGCCCGCGCAGAAACGCAGTATCGCGCTGGTAACACAGAACAAATGGGAAACCCTGGAGTGCTTAGGCTACACCAGTCTGGCGCAAAACCCGGAAATCTGTACAGCTGTGGACACAATTGCCAGGCTGATCGCAAGCATGACGATTCACCTGATGGAAAACACGGACGACGGGGACGTGCGGGTAAAAAATGAGTTAAGCCGAAAGGTGGATATCAATCCGAACAATAACATGACGCGTTCCAACTTTATCCACTGGATTGTGAAAACCCTTATGCTGGAGGGCAGCGGGAACGCTGTTGTTTGGCCTGAATACAAGCGCGGGATTTTACGGGATTTAAAGCCTGTTCCTCCCGCCTTTACCGCATTTGTGCCTGAGGGCCTCTGGGATTACCGGGTTGTGATCGCCGGGACGGAGTACGCGCCGGACCGTTTCCTTCATTTTGTTTTAAACCCGGGAAATTATTACCCGTGGAAGGGTGACGGCTATCATGTTGCTTTGGCAGATGTGGCGAATAACCTGAAACAGGCGTCCGCGACTGAAAAGGGCTTTATGTCCTCTAAGTGGAAACCGTCTATCATCGTCAAGGTTGATTCTCTAACCGACGAATTTTCGAACAAGGAAGGGCGCGCAAAGCTTCTTGCAGATTATATCGAATCGAACGAAGCGGGAGAGCCCTGGCTGATTCCAGCGGATCAATTCAGCGTGGAACAGGTTAGGCCCCTTACCCTTTCCGATTTGGCTTTAGCGGATTTCGTACAGCTGGATAAACGGACGGTGGCAGCCATTCTCGGCGTGCCGCCTTTTGTTTTAGGAATCGGAGATTTCCAGCGGGACGCATGGAATAACTTTATCAATTCCACCATCATGCCGATTGCCAAAAGCATCGAGCAGGAAATGACAAAAAAGCTTCTTTATGATCCCGCGCGGTTTTTCCGTTTTAACCCGTGGAGTTTGTATAACTATTCGATCACCGAGATGGTATCCGCCGGGGCCGAAATGGTAGACCGCATGGCGCTGCGGCGCAATGAATGGCGCAGTTGGGTAAACATGCCCCCCGATCCGGATATGAACGACCTGCTGGCGTTAGAAAATTATGTCCCTGCGGATAAGCTGGGAGATCAAAACAAGCTGAATGGAGGTGAAAACACATGACATGTGAACGCACAGCCCTGGTGAGAGACGGCGGATTTTCCACCCGCGCGGAAGACGGAAACTTATATATTGAGGGATATTTCGCCGTATTCGGAAGCGAATATAAAATGTGGGAAAACGCCATTGAAACCATTGACGAGGACGCTTTTGACGACGCTTTAAACGGCGATATCCGGGCCCTAGTAAATCATGATACCACCCTGGTACTGGGAAGAACCACAGCCGGAACGCTTTCTCTCAGAGCGGACAAGACCGGTCTATGGGGTTCCGTCACGATCAACCAGGCAGACCAGGACGCAATGAATCTTTATGAGCGCGTAAAGCGGGGAGATGTCAGCCAATGCAGCTTTGGGTTTGACATTATCGATCAAAGCACCGAGGTCATGGAAAACGGAACTACCGTCTGGAAGCTGAACAAGGTCAAATTGTATGAGGTTTCCGTAGTAACCTTTCCTGCCTATGAAGACACCTCCGTCCAGGCGCGTAAACGGGATTACGAGGAAATTCAAAAGAGAAAAAAAGAACAATGGCGGGAGGAAATGCTCCTCCGTCTGAAAGGAGAAAAAAAATGGCACTGAGAATACTGATGCTGAAAAGAAGCATTGACAAGAAAAAGGAAGAACTAGAGCTGCTCCGCAGCAAGGATTCGGAATTTGAAACCCGTGAGGCCGAGCTGGAAGCCGCTATCAACGAAGCTGAAACCCCTGAACAGGAGCAGGCCGTGAGCGAAGAGGTAGAAAAATTCGACGCCGACAAAAGCGCCCACGAGGAAGCCAAAAGCGCGCTGTCCAGGGAAATTGAAGGCCTGGAGGCCGACCTGTCCGCGCTGGAGGAAGACGCCCCTAAATTAGATGAAATAAAACCAAACCAAAAGGAAAGGACTGTAAATCATATGACTGAAATCAACATTCGCAGCCTGCCCATGAATCAGCGGGCGTTTGACGCGCTTTCTATGGAGCAGAGAAAAACCATCGTAGAACGTGACGACACCAAGGACTTTTTGACGCAGCTTCGAAGCATGAAGGGACAGCAGAGAGCCATTTCCGGCGCGGAGCTGACGATCCCGGTTGTATTCCTGGATTTGATCTCCGAAAACATGTACCGCTATTCCAAGCTGCTTAACCGTGTCAGGGTCCGCAATGTAACCGGTGAAGCCCGGCAGACTATTGCTGGAACTGTTCCTGAAGCTGTATGGACTGAGATGTGCGGCGCGATCAACGAGCTGTCCTTTGTATTTAATCAGGTGACTTTAGACGGCTATAAGGTGGCTGGATTTGTACCGGTGTGCAACAGCCTTCTGGAGGATAACGACATCAACCTTGCCAGCTGGATTGTGGAAATGATCTCCGAAAGCATCGGCCTAGCAATGGACAAGGCGATTCTTTACGGCAAGGGCGCAGCAGGCAAAATGCCGCTTGGTATTGTGACCAGACTAGCACAGGCCTCTAAACCCTCTGATTACCCCGCGAACGCCCCGGAATGGGTAGACTTACATACCTCAAATATTCTGAAAATTGGCGGTTCCAGTTCCACCGGCGCGGCGTTCTGGTCTGAATTAACCCTTGCCGCTGGAAATACCTTTACCAGATACAGCCGTGGAAATCAGTTCTGGGCTATGAACAGCAAGACTTATGCTCAATTAAAGTCTAAAGTAATTACCTTTACCGCTACCGGCGATATTGTATCCAATGTATTCGGCACTCTTCCCATCATCAACGGCGATATCGATATTCTGGAATTTATGCCTGACGGCGACATTGTAGGCGGCTACGGTGATCTTTATCTCTTGGCTATGCGCTCCGGCATGACCATTGAATCCAGCCGTGAGGTACAGTTTATCCAGGATAACACTGTCTTTAAAGGCAAGCAGCGCGCTGACGGTATGCCGGTGATTCCCGGTGCGTTCGTCGCGATCAATATCAATGATGAATCTGTAACTACCGCAATGACCTTTGCGGCCGATACCGCAAACGACGCGCAGCTTTCCGAGCTGGCTGTTGGCTCTGAATCCTTAAGCCCGAGCTTTGATTCCAATGTGTATTCCTACACAGTAACGGCTTCTGGAACCAACGCAAAGGTGGAGGCCACCGCAACCCAGCCGGGCGCTCAGGTCACTGTTGCTTATAACGGAAAGAATGTCCGCAACGGCGGCACGGTAACCTGGACTGCTGACGGAAAAGCCTATCCCTTGACGGTCACCGTGACCCAGGGCAACGCCGTGCGCGTTTATACCGTGAACGTCACTAAGGCGGCAGCAGGCTGATTTTAGGGGGGATTTCCTTGACTGACGCTGATATCTTAACCATTTTAAAAACTGATCTTATGGTATCCAGCAGCGCTCTGGACACTTACCTGCAAACGCTTATTGCGTCAGCCAAGGATTACATCTCCACCGAGGGGATAACCTTGGCTGATTCGCAAAGCGACGGAATGTTAGTTGAAATGTACGCCGCTTATTTGTACCGGCGCAGGCGTGAGGAAAATGTTCAGATGCCCAGAATGTTACGCTGGGCACTGAACAACCGCTTGTTTTCAGAAAAGGGTGCGGTAAATGGATAGCTTGATTTATCTGATTTCTCAGGCGTACAGCCAAGATGACATTGGGCAGGTAATCGCCTCAGAAAGCAAAAATGAGGTCTGGGCAAGCCTACAGTCTATCACCCGGGCTGAATGGGCGGACGCGGGCCAAAATGGATTACAGCCCCAGTTTGTGGCGGTTACTCCTATTGTGAATTACAACGGAGAGAGTATCGCTGAAATCAACGGAAAACGCTATGGGATTTACCGTACATATTTTTCGCCGGACAGCGATTCTATTGAGCTTTATCTGGAAAGAAAGGTCGGTGTATGATGGCTAATGTGAAGATAGACGGATTAGCAGACGCCGTCATGAAGGAGTTGACAGAGTACAATCAAGAGGTAACTGACGGGATAAAAAAGGATATTCGTACCGTAGCTAAAGAATGCGCCAAAGAAATCAAAATTAACTCTCCCAAGGATACCGGAGAATACGCTAAAAGCTGGAGTACAAAGGTGCTTTACGAAGGAACCGATGACATTCGGATCGTAGTTTATAACAAAAAGCATTACCAGCTGACGCACCTTCTGGAAAACGGTCACGAGCTGAAAAGCGCAAGCGGAAAAACCTTAGGCACAGTTGGCGCAAAACCTCATATTCGCCCCGCTGAACTGAACGCGGAAAAGAAGCTGATGAAAAAAGTGAAGGTGACGGTGCGCGGTGATAACTCTTGAAAATATAAAAGAGATTCTGGAAACAAGCGGGCTTCCGGTAGCTTACGGCTTTTTCCCAGAAGACGCAGCTCCGGATCTCCCTATTTTGGTCTATCAGTCGGTTTACTCTAACAACTTCGCGGCAGATAATACTGTCTATAAAAAGTTCGACCATATACAGATAGATCTGTATACAGAAAGAAAGGACCCGGCAACGGAGGACAAGGTGGAAAAAGCCTTGTCCTCTTTTTATTGGGAAAAAACAGAGGAATACAACGATACTGAAAAAACGTATCGAATTATCTATGAAATTGAGGTGTAAAAAATGGCAGGAAAAGACAAGGTTAAATTTGGTATTAAAAATGTGCATTACGCGTTATTGACTGACGAAACCACCCCCACATTCGAAACTCCTGTTGCCATTCCAGGAGCAGTAAGTTTTTCTTTAGAGGCAAATGGAGACAGTTCCCCGTTTTACGCTGATGATATGCAGTATTTTGTCACCGTTGCCAATAACGGGTATACCGGGGATTTGGAAATGGCTTTGTTCCAGTCTCAGTTTTTGGAGGATATCTTTGGTTACACGGCTTCTGAAAATGACAAGGTGGTAACGGAAAACGCGAAGATCCAGCCGAAACCGTTCGCGCTGTTATTTGAAGAGGAAGGAGACGTTAACGGCACGAAATATGTGCTGTATAACTGCATCTGCACCAGGCCTTCCCGTTCTCTGGCTACTACCACAGAAACCACCGAACCGCAGACCCAGACCGTCAGTGTAACAGCTTCTCCTCTGTCTGACGGAAGAACTATGGCTTATACCACGGACGAAACACCGGATGAGGTTTTGACCGCATGGTACAGCGAGGTATGGCTTGCGGATACAACGGGAGGCGCGGGCTGATGGAAAAAGTAATCAAAATTGATGGAAGGGACGTGGGGTTTAAGGCTACGGCTTTGACCCCACGCCTTTACCGTCACAGAATGGGCCGGGATATTATCCAGGATCTAAACAAGCTGAAAAAGGCGTACAACAAAGCTTTGTCTCTTCCGGATACCGCCACCGATGAAGAAAAAGAGGACGCTCAGCTTTCCAGCCTGGATCTGGAGATTTTTGAGAATGTTGCTTACATCATGGCCCGCCAGTATGACGCGAATATTCCGAATAACCCTGAGGACTGGCTTGACGAGTTTAAGACATTTTCAATCTATGAGATCCTTCCAAGCGTCCTTGAGCTTTGGGCTATGAACGAAATGCAGACCGCAAAGCCTAAAAAAAAATAGTTCCCCGGGACCGTGAAATGAACGGTTCTATTTTTATGCTCAGGTGCGCCGAGCTTGGATTATCAAAAGAGGATTTAGACGATATGACCGTCGGCATGGTTTATGATCTGACCACAGAACAGGCCAATGACAACGAGAAATATCCAATCAAAGGCGCGCCTGGTTCCATGAAACAGTTCTTTGCGGGAGGTGGAAAAATTGGCTGATAGAATAAAAGGCATCACGATAGAGATTGGCGGCGATACCACTGGGCTTTCGAAAGCGTTGTCCGGTGTAAACAAAGAGATAAAAGACACCCAGACACAGCTAAAAGATGTCAACCGTCTTCTGAAAATGGATCCTGGAAACACGGAACTGCTCAGACAAAAGTATGATCTTTTAAATAAATCAATCGACAGCACCGAAAAAAAGCTTGATACATTAAAACAAGCAGAGAAGCAGGTACAGGATCAATTCAAGCGCGGTAAAGTCAGCGAAAGCCAATACAACGCTTTAAAAAGAGAAGTGATCGCCACCGAAAGCAATCTTAAAAATTTAAAATCTGAAGCACAAAAAACGGATAATGCTATTCGTGGGATTGATGAGAAACCCGTTGAGGAGGTCGCAAGTGCTGCCGATAAAGCGGAAACCTCTTTGAAAGATGCGGGTAAAGAAGCATCTAATTTTGGGGATTACTTAAAAGCCGGGGCGATTGTCGAGGGTTCAAAAGCAATTATATCTGGAATGAAAGATATTGCAGACGAATCCCGTGAATATATGAAAATCATGGGAAGCCTGGAAATTTCAAGCCAGGCAGCCGGATATACTGCTGAACAAACCGCGTCGAGCTATAAAACTCTTTACGGCGTTTTAGGCGATGACCAAACAGCGGCCACTACTACTGCCAACTTGCAGGCGTTAGGCCTATCTCAAAGCCAGCTAGACCAAATCATCAACGGCACCATTGGCGCTTGGGCTACTTATGGGGATAGTATTCCAATCGACAGTTTATCCGAAGCGATCAACGAAACTGTAAAAACCGGAAATGTCACAGGCACATTCGCGGACGTTTTAAACTGGGCCGGCACCAGCGAGGACGAATTTAATGCAAAGCTGCAAGCGGCGAACAGCGAATCGGAGCGGGCGAATCTCGTCTTGCAGGAATTAGCCAATCAGGGATTGATGACTGCCGGACAAGCCTGGCAGGAAAATAATGAAGCTTTGTTTGAAAACAACCAGGCTAACGCAGATTTGCAAGAACAACTTTCCGAGCTAGGCGAAACTGTCATGCCTATTATTACAGCGGTCACCCAAGGAATCGCAAATATTCTTTCATGGTTTAACAATTTAAGCCCGGAAGTACAAAACTTTATCGGCATTGTACTGGGACTTGTGGCCGCGATCAGTACAGTTATCGGGGTGATTCAAGGTATAAGTGGAGCATTAGCACTTTTATCTGCGAATCCAATCTCACTAATCATTATGGCTGTTGCCGCTCTAGTAGCGGCTTTTATTTATTTATGGAACAACTGCGAGGAGTTCCGGGAGTTTTGGATTAACCTGTGG